GAAGATGTTGACAATATTGAAGTTGACTTCTTAATTGCTCCAGAATCTATTGCAGATGCTAATGCAACTACAGTTGTAAATGACTTAGTTGCTACTGCATCATCATTAAGAAAAGATTGTGTAGCAGTTGCATCGCCTAGTAGAAATGCGGCAGTTGTCATAGGTACAAATGCGGCAGTATTAGCATGTAATAACACATACACTAAATCATCTTATCTAGTACAAGATAATAATTATCTGAAAGTATTTGATAAGTATAACGACCAATTTATTAAGATTCCTGCGGCATCAAGTACTGCAGGTCTAATGGCGGCAACTGACTTAGTTGCGGCAAATTGGTTCTCACCTGCTGGACAAAGACGTGGTAGATATCTAGGTATTACAGATATCGAGTTAAGTCCAAACAAATCTGAAAGAGATACTCTTTACAAAGCAGGTATAAACCCAATAGCAAATATACCAGGTCAAGGTATTATGTTGTTCGGTGATAAAACTAACGAATCTAGACCATCTGCATTTGATAGAATCAATGTCAGACGATTATTCTTAGGTATAGAAAGAGCAATTGCGATTGCTGGTAGAAACGTAATGTTTGAATTCAACGATGAGTTTACTCGTGCTGAGTTCGTAAACATTGTCGAACCTTTCTTAAGAGAAATTCAAGGTCGAAGAGGTATAACAGACTTTAGAGTTGTTTGTGATTCAACAAATAACACCGCGGCAGTTATAGATAGAAACGAGTTTGTTGCAAGTATATTCATTAAACCTGCAAGAAGCATTAACTTTGTGACTCTTAACTTTGTAGCAGTTAGAACTGGTGTAGAGTTTGAAGAAGTCGTAGGAACAGTTTAAGGAGATAAGTAATGGCAATAATGGGCGTAGATGATTTTAAATCCAAAATAAGAGGTGGTGGTGCTAGACCTAATCTCTTTAAAGCGACTATTAACTTCCCTGCATATGCAGAAGCAGACGTTGAATTGACTTCATTTTTATGTAAGGCCGCTCAATTACCTGCGGCAGTCATGAATGAGTTAATCGTACCTTTTAGAGGTCGTCAACTTAAAGTAGCAGGTGATAGAACGTTTGAATCTTGGACTGCAACAATAATTAACGATACTGATTTTAATGTCAGAAATGCTATGGAAAGATGGCAGAATGGTATTAATAATCACAAAGCAAATACTGGTTTGACAAATCCAGTTGATTATCAAGCAGATTTACTAGTAGAACAGTTAGACCGAGACGAATCGGTCATCAAGACTTATAATTTTAGAGGTGCATTCCCTATAAATATTAGTGCAATTGATTTAAATTACGAAACAGTAGACACTATTGAAGAGTTTACAGTTGAGTTTGCAATACAATATTGGGAAAGTAACACTACATCGTAGTCTTAAAACATATATAAATAAAGAGTAAGAATAAAAACTTGCTCTTTATTATGGGCGAATTGAATATAATGTGGAACATATATGGCAGAACAAGACAATAGTATTCTGAAACTTTTTGGTTTCGAACTAAAAAGAGCAGAAGATAAACAAAAAGAAGAGAAAAAGAAAAAACTTCAATCAGTGGTCACACCCACAGACCCTGATGGTGCTGGATATGTAACTGCAAGTGGGTCTCACTATGGCCAGTTCATTGACATGGACGGCAATCAAGCAAAAGATAATAGACAACTAGTACTTAAATATCGTGGTGTTGCAGTTCACCCAGAAGTCGATGCGGCGATAGAAGATATTGTTAACGAAGCAATCGTAGGGTCTGAAAATGAAGCACCAGTCGAATTAAATCTTGATAACGTAGATGCACCAGACAATATCAAGAAAACAATGATAGAAGAATTCAATAAAGTTATTGGTATGATGAAGTTTACTGAAATGGGTACAGATATCTTTAGGTCTTATTACATTGATGGTAGACTATATCATCACTTAATAGTCAACGAATCACAACCTAAACTTGGTATACAAGACATTCGAAACATTGATGCTACTAAAATAAGAAAAGTTAAGAATGTCAAATACAAGAAAGACCCTGCAACTGGTGCCAAGATTGTAGATAAAGTAGAAGAGTTTTACATCTTTCAAGAAAAGACTGGTAGTAATCAGGGTGTGAGATTATCACCTGATTCAGTATCATATGTTACATCTGGTCTTATGGATCCAACAAAGAAAACTGTTGTATCTTATTTACACAAAGCATTAAAACCAATCAATCAATTAAGAATGATGGAAGACTCTCTTGTAATCTATCGATTAGCAAGAGCGCCAGAAAGAAGAATATTCTACATCGATGTTGGTAATATGCCAAGAGGTAAATCAGAAGCATATATGAAAGACATCATGACTCGTTATCGAAACAAGTTAGTTTATGATGCAAGTACTGGTGAATTAAAAGATGACAGAAAACATATGTCAATGCTTGAAGATTTCTGGTTACCTAGACGTGAAGGTGGTAGAGGAACAGAAATCACTACATTGCCGGGTGGTGAAAACTTAGGTCAAATAGATGATATCGTCTATTTTCAAAAAAGATTATATCGTTCATTAAACGTACCTCTTAGTAGGTTAGAACAAGAAGCACAGTTTAGTCTGGGTAGAAGTACTGAGATTAATCGTGATGAAGTTAAGTTTCAAAAGTTTATTGATAAGATAAGAAAAAGATTTTCAAAACTCTTTACTGAGATATTAAGAAAGCAACTAATCCTCAAAGGTATTATTACTGATGGAGATTGGAATCTTTGGAAGAACGACATTACTGTTGACTTCTTAAGAGATAATCACTTTGCGGAGTTGAAAGACTCAGAGATATTACAGAATAGGTTAAATACTATGGACCAAATATCTCAATATGTAGGTGAATATTTCTCACGTGAGTGGGTAATGAAAAACGTCATGCAAATGTCCGAAGAAGACATTGACGAAATGAAGGCGCAAGTAGAAGCAGAAAACTCTGCCGGTGGTGGTGATGAAGATGCAGATGCTGGCGGTGATGATAACTTTTAATCTAGGAGAATAGAATGGATTATATAAAAGACTTGTTTGCAAAAATTAAAGCATGGTTTATCGGTGTTGCTGACCAAGACGGTGACGGTGATGTAGATAAAGAAGATGCTAAAATTGTTGCTAAGAAGGCCAAAACTGCAGTAAAAAAGACTGCAACTAAGGCAAAAACTGCAGTTAAGAAAGCAACTGCTAAAAAGAAAACAACTAAGAAATAGGTACTAATAATGGAAGAAGTAGAAAACTTTGAATTAGAACAAGAAGTTGACGGTGCTGAACCAGAAGTTAATCAAGAAGTTCAAGAAGTTGAGTATTATGACCAAGATAATATGCCTTCTGCAGTTGATGATGCCGCAGAAGTTATGTCTAATCCTCAAGCAGACTTAATTGACCAGATACTGGATGGCGACTTAACTAATGCTGAAGGTTCTTTTAAAGATATTTTAGATACTAAACTAAATGATGCGATGGACAATAGAAAAGTAGAACTTGCTAATAGTGTCTATAATGGTATAGATGATATAGCAGAACCTACATATACTCCAGACGAAGAAGAACTAGAGATTAGTGCTGAAACTAGTGACGAGACTGAAATAGAAGCGCCTGGTGAAGAAATCTCAGACGAATCGACAGATAGTATAGAGCAATAAGTTTTAAAAAACCTCTTTTGTATAAATAATAAGACAAAAGAGGAAAACTTATTATGAAAACATTTTTTTCGCTTAGAGAAGCGGTGAAACCAAAAGGTAAAATCGTCTTCAAGAAAAAGATGAATCGTATAGACGTGGTGATTACCAAAGATACTGGTAGTCTGCCATTTGTCGCATATGTAGATGGTGATAAGTTAGATTCATATAAGAATCAAAAAGATGCCGAGAAGGCAATAACTGCAACTATTAAGGAACTTACATGAAATTAATTACAGAATATACAGAAAGTAGTTTAGAATGTATTGTTGAAAAGAATGATGCTGGAGAGAAACAGTATAAGATTCAAGGGATATTTGCACAAACCGACAAGAAGAATAGAAATGGTCGAGTATATCCTAAAGCAATCATGGAAAAAGCAGTTGCAAAATATGATAAAGAACAAATAAAAACTAACAGAGCGGTCGGTGAATTAAATCACCCAGAAGGACCAACTGTTAATTTAGATAAGGTTTCACACTTAATCAAAGAACTCAAATTTGAGGGAAATGATGTAGTAGGAAAGGCGCAAATACTTGATACGCCAAATGGTAAGATTGTAAAAGGTCTTCTTGATGGCGGTGTTCAACTAGGAGTGTCAACTCGTGGTATGGGTAGTCTTGAGAATAGAAACGGCGCTATGCAGGTCAGAGATGACTTCATTCTTAGCACAGTTGATATCGTGCAAGACCCATCGGCACCAGAAGCATTTGTTAATGGTATAATGGAAGGTGTTGAGTGGGTTTGGAATAACGGTGTTTTAAAACCTCAAGAAGTTGAAGAAATGGAGACAGAAATTAAAAATGCTCCCAGAAAAGTCGCTTATGAGACTTCTGTAAGAGAATTTAAAAATTTCCTCTCGTTAATTAAATCTCGAATATAATAGGGAGTCAATTATGACAGATGAAATCAGAAATGATGAAGTCGAGACTTCTACTGATGAAGTAGTTAACGAAATCGTGGAAGAAACTCTCGAAGAAGCGGAAGCAATGTCAAGTGTAAAGGCAAAAGGTAGTGCTAAGGACGCCAGTCCAGTAAGCGAACCTGAGTCTATTGCATCTGTAGATAAAGCGGCCGATGCGGTAAAACCTAAACAGGCACCTGCACCGAAAACAAAAGCAGGTATGATTAGTGCGATGACTGACAAAATGTTGAAAATGTCTAAAGCAGACATGG